ATCCTTGATTGTTGAGTTGCTGCGGATTTTATCTAAGATACCCATATTAGCCCTTTAAGAATTCTAGTAGTTGGTTCTCCATCATCATACCAGACTGACGCTTGATCTCATTACCTTCGTCGTCCACAATGACCATGGTTGGTACACCACGAATGCCATACTTGCGAGCCATGTCCAGATTCTGGTCGATGTCGATCTCTTCGACTGGCACAGTGATCTTGTCACTGGCATCTTCCATGATTCGTGTTAGCATCTTGCATGGTTGGCACCATTCAGCGTAGAACTTTAATACCTTCATATGATTCTCCTATTATACAGTTTATTTTATTACAGAGCAAGTTTATCCGAAGAAGTCTTCCAAAGAAGATTCCTCTTGCGTCTTCCAACCTAGTGGCTCAATTACAATTTGCAGCGGATCCAAGAATACCTTTTGGAACTGTTCATCGTAATCTATGTATGAGTCCAGTCCAAGTTCTTTTGGAAGTTCGGTTGAGAACGCAATAACGTTTTCTTGAATTGGGTTCGGAGTGATTAACTGCACGAACTTAATTTTGTCACCATCACGAATAGCTTGGTACTTTTTATCAAGACCTAATCGTTTGCAGTGATGGTTGAACAGTAGAGCAGCACGAACATGGATGGGTGTACCCTTCATGTAAATTGGACTACCAGCATATTGCTTCGTGCCGTTTACTCCACGTGGGAATGCGATATCAGCTACGGGCATCTTATCGAATTCTCTCTTGAAGTCAGTTACATACTTATGTAAGTCTTTCTGAGTGCCATGCAGAATAACCTGCAACGAGTCTTTCAACTTATCACGGATGACAGCTGGTGTTGAAGACTTAACCATCTCAAGACCCATGACCTTGACCTTTGGCTTTGCGAACTGAACACCCTCAGAGTTGTGGACGTTAATAACATATCGCTTCTTCGCAGTCCAGATGGCTTTGTCGGCTAGAACTTCTCGCTTCATAACCATCTTCTGGCTATACGCATTCATGTACTCGGCGAGTTCTTGGTAACCCTGATCAATGAATGGTTGAATCACTTCTTCACAAACACGATCCATATACTTGATCTTACCATCGGTGTCTTTGTCTGCTGCAACTTTCTCAATCAACTTCTCGAGAGTTAGGTAGATTGAGTCGGTGTCGATCGCAATAACGAAGTCTTGCCCTTCGGTCTTGAGAGTCTTGTTGAGCATGGCGTTCAACTTGTTTGCCATCCAACGAATGGACAACTGACCTGAAGTGGTAATACCTTCAGCCATACGAATATCGAAGTAACGGAAGTACTGGTTACCCATGGCACCGTAAGCAGAGTTCAACGCAATCTTCATCGCCATCTGCAGGTTGTTCAAACGTGAGATGTCTTTCAACAAGTGCTTCTTGCTCTTGTCGTGTTCGTACTCTTGCTGAACCTTCAACATCTGCTTCTTGTACTTGGAACGGTTCTTGTACATCTCTTCCATCAACTCAGGCATGAACCCTTTGATGTCACGACGATATGTCCAACCGTTTGCAGCAAGCGCAAGGTCACGACGTTTAACGTAAGAAGTATCAACCTCTTTGTTGAGTAGTCGATCAACAGTTACACTGATCTTCTCTGAAGTCAAAGTCTCAGGACTGATGTTGTACTGCATGATCAAATGTGGATACAGCGAGTTCAAGTCGAACGATGCCACCCACTTATGCTGACCAATCAATGGGTCTTTAACGTAAGCACCTTCGAACTGAGCATCTTTACCAGAGTGAGTCTTCTGAGGAATGACGATACCCTTTGCACGCAAGTGGTTATAGATGATCGCATCCCACATACGTACTTGTGAGTAAACATCTTCAGGATTGATCTTCGCATTGTACGCCATGGTTAGATGCAGTTCAAGCAAACGCATCTTATCTTCAAGACGGTCTACAAGTTCAACGTCATGAATGTTATACTCAACGAAAGTCTGCCAGTGATCCATATAGAAGTCACGGAAGGTTTCTCCTGGGTTTGTCTTCTTGTTGTCGCCTAGTTCTTGTTCGGCAATGTAGTCAAGACGATAGGATTCTTGCTTGGTGTAAGTATACTTCTTGTAGAGTTCTAGGTAGTCTAGCTGGCTGATACCTGAGATATCGTAGTGCTGTTCTTCGTTACCCTTGATGAACGTATTGCGTTGGTTGATAATACCCCATGGGCTAATCTTCTTGGCAATAGCCTCGCCAAGTTCACGGCTGATGCGGTTAATTAGATATGGCACGTCGAAGAAGTCAGTGTTCCATCCAGTGATGATATCTGGATAGTTACCTTGCCACCAAACCATAAAGTCTTTAAGAAGACCTAGTTCGGTATCAAACTTACGATACTCTACATCAGAACGTTTGTTGACAAACTCAGCACCAGTTGGAGAGTACCCCCAAGTTACGATGGTCTTACGGATGATATCCTTAACTGTGATAAGAGTAATTTCTTCGCTGGCTGAACGAATGTCTGGGAAACCATTCTCAACACGAGTCTCGATGTCGATGGTGTACGCTTTGATTTGTTCCATGTCCCAGTTGACATCACCTTCGTACATATCGCTGATGTACTGATACGCATAGTTGGTATTACCATAGACTGCGAAACCTGCGACATCATCATAGCGTTTGACAAAGTCTCGAGTCTCTTTGATGGTTCCAGGCTTCACTTCATCAACGTACTGACCATCGAGAGTTTGCCATTTAGTTTGTGATTTGGAAGTGACAAAAAGCGTAGGGTAGAAGTCTACCTTACGCATATATGGTCTGCCGTTTTCGTAACCACGGACGAGCATCTTGTCGCCCCATGGTGCTACACTAGTGTAAAATTCCATTAATCTTTTCTCTTATAATATACTTTAGTTCCATCAGTGCCAAGTCGTTCGCAGTTTTCTGTTACCCACTTAGCCCAAACCCACCAATGATCATCATGACGATAACCATTACAAGCATGAAGTGGAATACCGTATTCGTTTAGGTTATTGAGATTTTCCATACATTAGTTGCATTGCGTCAAGAGCGCAGTCGTGGACTGGATGGTGTTTAATGACTTCATGTCGATTGAAGAGAGGATGTTCTACTTCTACATATCCGTTAGTTGTACCGTACATAATGTCAACGGCTGTTCGGACGTCACGCCACATATTATACCCAGTAATCTCTTGCATGCCAAGTTTAACACACAATGAGTCGATTACAAGTTGGTCTAACGACCCACGTGCCCACATAGTTTGTTTATGCGCATTTGGAAACTTAGCCATGTAGTCGTATAGAATCTGAATACCATCTTCAGCTGACACATCGTTTGGTGATGGATCAAGTGAAACCTTCTTCACATATTCGTGCTGGCTCTTCCACCACTCAAGAGTAGACTTGGAAATAGAACGACCAAGTTGGGCTTGTTCCTTGGCTTTGAACTTAACAAAGCAAGCACCATCCAACATATCCTGATAGGTTGGTCGTTTCTCTGGATCGAAGTGAACCAAAGCTGCCGATAGAATGACAGCATTTGATTCTACTCCTAGTGTTTCAACGTCAAATACAAACATGATTACTCCGCATACCAAATTTCATCGAAGCCTTCTTCCACGGTTGGTGGTTCTGCTTCCAATTGTTGCGCCATTGACGACACAACTTCCCAAGGAATCTCTTTACCAGCACGAGATGCCAAACGCTTCTCCAACTCAGCAGTTGATGGAGTCTTGAACACAACAGCGATCTTGTAATACTTTGGTAACATACGAATCTTCTTCGCACGTGTAGCCACAGTAGTTGAAGTTTGATCCCAGATAACGTCCAAGTTGTTTGCTTGACAGATCAATGCTTGGTTCGCCATCAACTTAACAGCGATGGGCATATATTCTTTGAACACTTCAGAGTAAGTTTTACCTTCTTGCTCAGCGTACTGCTCAACGAAACGATCTGTTGAAACAACAGGGATGTCCTTAGCCCACTCTTGGTTTTTAATCCATGTAGACTTACCAGCACCTGGAACTCCAACTAATACATACAACTTATTCATAACTCTTCTCTTGATACGCAGCTTCGTGTTCGTCGCACAGAGTACGAATCCAACCACCACCACGTTGCTTACCTTTGTTACCGCATGTCTCACATGTACGTGCAGCCCATGACTCAGCCATAGTTACCATACCAGCGACACGTTCGTCTCCACCGTCGTAGTAGAAACGAAGCCCACCAAACTTCTCT